TTCTTGTCAGGGGACTACGAGCAAGCTACCGATCTGCTCCGCAGCAAGGTTTCCGAGATAATCGCCGATGAAATCGCGATCGTCTGGGACCTGTCGCAGGCAGAGCGGCTGCTGCTCATAGAGAGTCTCACGAGACACGTCTATCCGGGTGGAAAGGCGCAGAAGCGCGGACAGCTGATGGGAAGCATCACCTCATTCCCCATCCTCTGCCTGGCCAACGCAGCACTATCCCGTTGGGCAATGGAGGTGTCCGAGCGAAAAATCATCACGCTCAAAGAGGCACGTCTATTGATCAACGGAGACGATGTTGCGCTGGTCGGAAAGAGCGCTGTATACCCACTCTGGAGCCGCATAACTAGTCACGGGGGCCTCGTCGAGTCACTGGGCAAGACCTACTTCACGCCGGAGTTCGTGGAAATCAACTCTCGGTCGTTCAGACGGGTCGAGCCCAAGTGGCGCGAGGACCTAGTGGCCGGCACGCGGAGACAGATTGGGTTGCGCCTCATCCGGTTCGTGAACTTAGGCCTGGTGACCGGCCTAAAGAGATCGCAGGGTGTCAGCGGTCTCGCCGACCAAGACGACGCCTACGCGAACCTGGCAGCTCGAGCACGGGAGCTGCTAGCGACTGGACCGTCGCAGATGAGTCTGCGCCTGATGAAACTCTTCCTCGCAGCCAACAAGGAGCTGCTGGACAAGGTCCGATGTCCCTGGTATATCCCGATGTGGCTTGGCGGCATCGGTCTCCCCTCCGGCCCATGGGGCCGGGCCAGTGAACTGGACCGTCGCGTTGCCGCGGCGATCCTGATGAACTGGTCAAAGGAGAGACCTGTGCAGCTGAACACAGGGGGCACCTGGGGCATCTGGGAACTCGCCCAGTCGAAGCTCCCGGCGCCGACCGTAGTGTTGGAGGAGGGGCCACTGTCCTTCGGATACGACCGTTGCGTGAGACGCTCTGTGATCAATTTGCTGTTCGACAGCAACGTGACCATGAAGCAGCTCCGCCGCGCTCTAGATCCTAAGAAAGTGGTCCGAGCCCTCCGACACAACTCCAAGCTGTGGAGTCCTGGTCACCTGCGACCCATTACAGGTCGCGGAATGCCCAGGCCTCTCAGCGAAGAGTCGCTGCTGTTCAAACGTCGCTTCGACGCCCTGCCACCCCTCACAGGGTGGCTAGGCAAAC